TCGGTGCCGTGGCTTCGATGCACGACACTGACGCCATCTACAAGCAGGCGGCAGAACAAGGAGCGGGCGAGTGGGTGGCCGACCCGCGAACCGGCAAGACGGCGTGGGTGTGGACGGGGAGGTGAGCTAGGACGGCTTGCGGGGCTGCGGGAGACGCCCGGCCTTCTGCAAGTATTCACGGACTGCGATTTTGACCTGTTCTGTCAGCGTGTTGAACTGCTCGTCGGCGATCCGCTCCAACGCCCGCGCCATCGGCTCGGGGATGCGGACCATGCGGGACGGCTTGTGACGGTCGGCCTGTTTCTTGTCTGCCATACGGTCAATTGTGGCGACCATGACGCACTCGGGTAGACTTGTTCCGGGCCAGTTGGATTCCACAAGTCTACTAGACGCAGTCAAGGAAATAAAGTTCGGACTACGCGAGTTGACATGTGGATACCACGAGGGGTATACTCCTGTCGTCCCGTTCAACTTCACAGAGGGGGTGATTCAGGTGTTGGACGACATCATTTCCGGCACGACGGCCGCACCGCCGCGGCTCATCGTGTACGGGCAAGAGGGGATCGGGAAGAGCACGTTTGCGGCGTCCGCCCCGAAACCGGTGTTCATCCCGACAGAAGACGGGCTGAAGCGGATCGACTGCAAGCGGTTCCCGGTGGTGAAGAACTTCGGCGAGTTCATCGGCCGCATCGGTCAGCTCTGCCAGCAGGATCACGACTTCGAGACGGCCGTGGTGGACACCGCCGACTGGCTGGAAAAGCTCATCTGGGCCGAGACGTGCCGGCGGAAGGGCAAGGAGAGCATCGAGGACATCGGGTACGGCAAGGGCTACCAGTTCGCAATGGACCTGTGGAAAGAGGTGGTGACGGGGTTGGACTACCTGCACGGCGAGCGGGGCATGGTGGTCATCCTTTTGGCCCACGCCAAAGTCGAGCGGTTCAACGACCCGGAGCAGGCCAGCTACGACCGCTACACGCTCCGCTTGCACCGGGACGCCGACGCCTACCTCCGCGAGTGGGCCGACGCCGTGCTGTTCGCCCACCGCAAGGTCCGCATCCAGGCCGAAGACCTGGGGTTCAACAAGACCCGCAACGTGGCCAAAGCCATCGGCAGCGACGGCGGCGAGCGGCTGTTGCGTACTGTCCCGTCGCCCGCGGCCGTGGCGAAAAACCGCTACGGCATGGTCGGCGACATTCCACTTTCATGGGAGGAACTTTCGACGCACCTGATCTGAAGTGATCGAGCCAAAAGCAGCGGCCCGGCCGGGGGCAGTTCCGGCCAAACAGCAACCCAACCAACCTGAGCGAGAGAGCACACCGATGGCCGCAATCGACTTCAACAGCGAAGAGCACGAGCCGCGTTCCGGGTTCGAGCCGATCCCCGCCGGCAAGTACAAGGTGGTCGTGACGGACAGCGAAGAGAAACCCACCAAGAAGGGGGACGGCAGCTACATCCAGTTCACGCTGGAAATCATCGAAGGCGACTACAAGGGGCGGAAGCTCTGGGACCGCCTGAACCTCAACAACCCGAACCCGACCGCCGTGGAGATCGCCAAAGGCACGCTGTCGGCGCTCTGCCGGGCGGCGGCCGTCAAGCACCTGAAGGACACCACACAACTGCACGACATCCCCGTGCTGGCGAAGGTGGCCGCGAAGATGGACCAGCAGGCCGGCGAGGTCCGCAACGAGATCAAGGGGTACGAGCCGGCCGGCATGACACTGGCGAACGCCCAGTCTGGTGCGGGCAAGGCACCGCCGGCCAAGCCGACCGAAGCGCCATGGAAGCGGAAGTGAGTTTGTGAAACTGCACCCGGCGGCTTGTGCCGCCGGGTCATCAACTGCGGCCGTGGGCTAACGGTATGCCACCTCTGGGACCGCAACCGGAGTTCATGCGGGTTCGACTCCCGCCGGCCGCTCTCGCCAACACCGTTGGAGACAACTCACATGATCGAACTCCGCGACTACCAGGGCGAAGCCGTCAGCCTGTGTTACGACTACCTGCGAACACAAGACGGCAACCCGCTGATTGTCATACCCACCGGCGGGGGAAAGACGCCCGTGATTGCCACCCTTTGCACCGATGCGGTGCAGTTATGGGGCGGGCGGGTGCTGGTGCTGGCCCACGTCAAAGAGCTGCTGGAACAGACCGCCGGCACGCTCCGCAAGATGTGCCCCACGCTCTCCGTCGGCGTGTACAGTGCTGGCCTCAAGCGGCGCGAGTTGGGCCGGTCGGTGACGGTGGCTGGAATTCAGAGTGTGTACAGTCGGGCCGAAGAACTCGGCCACATCGACCTTGTGATTGTGGACGAAGCCCACTTGATCCCGCCCGACGGCGACGGCATGTATCGCACGCTGATTGACGACCTCAAACAAACCAATCCCGATGTGCGTGTTGTTGGCCTGACAGCCACCCCGTACCGGCTGAGCGGCGGGTTGATCTACGGCGAAGACAGGTTGTTTGCCGCCAAGTGCATTGACGTGGGTGTCAAGGATCTCGTGAACCGCGGCTACCTGTGTCCGCTTGTCGGCAAGGCGGCGGTGGGCGAAATCGACTCGTCGGCCCTGCGAGTGGTGCGGGGCGAGTTCGACGAGTCACAGACCGAGCAGGCGTTTGCCGATGTGGTGAGCGGCGCTGTGGATGAAGTTGTGAGCCGGACAGTGGATCGGCGGGCGGTGCTCCTGTTCTGCCAGACCGTTCGACACGGGCAGATGGTGGCGGCGAGGCTGCGGGCCGAGATCGTCGGGCGGGAGTTCCAAGCGATTGCCGAGACGGAGCCGGCCCGCGAAGAGTTCGGCCTGGGCGACGACCCTCTCGCCGATCATCGCATCGGAGTTGTCCACGACTGGCTGATGGACCGCGATCTACCCACGCAAAGACTCGGTGAGTGGCTACGTCGTGGCCAGGCCGAAGTGGGCGAGATCTACGGCGACACCGACGACGACACGCGGGCCGAGATGGTCCGCAAGTTCCGCAGCGGCGAGTTGCGTTACCTCGTCAACGTCAACGTGCTCACCACCGGGTTCGACGCCCCGAACGTGGATTGTGTGTGCCTGCTACGGGCGACGGTGAGCGCCGGGTTGTACTACCAGATGGTCGGCCGCGGGTTCCGCCTTCACCCGGACAAAACGAACTGTCTGGTGCTCGACTTTGGCCAGAACATCAAGAGGCACGGCCCGGTAGACCGGGTGAATCCGTCCGACAAGAAGAAGAACCAGGACGGCGAGGCGGTGGCCAAGATGTGCCCGGAATGCAGGAGCGTGGTTGCCGGCAACGCCTCCGTCTGTCTGGACTGCGGGTATGCGTGGCCCGTCCGCGAGTTCGAGGCCAAGCACGCCGGGCGAGCGGAAGGCGACGAACCGCTGAGCACGGGCAAGCCGGTGGTTGAAAGCCTGGAAGTGCTGGGCGTCACCTACCGGCCGCACACCAAGAAGGACGCGCCGCCCGGACACCCGAAGACGCTGCGAGTCGAGTACCGCACCGGCGTGGGCCAGTCGGTCAGCGAGTGGGTGTGTGTCGAGCACGAAGAAGGAAGTTTCGCCCACGGCAAGGCCCAACAGTGGTGGCGTAAGCGATGCGTGTTCCCGATGCCGGCGACGGCGGCCGAGGCGTGTATGGTCGCACTCCACGGGCTGCTGGCCGACCCAACCGAAGTAAAAACCAAGCTCAAGCCGGGCGAGAAGTATCCGCAGATTCAGACGGTTGAAGTGGGAGAGAAACACACCGCACCGACACCCTGCAAAGAGTGCGGGGCGGTGAACAAGTTCGTGATTATGCCGAACCCGGCCGACCCGTGCCGCAACCCCGGCCGCGTGACGTGTGCCATGTGCGACGACACGCTCGCATACGTCGGCGATGACGTGACGCAACACTACGGGTTCTATGACCCGGTGGACGCGCCGGGGTTGCTGCCGAAGGGTTGGGAGTTTGAGGAAGAACAGATCACCCTCTACGACGCCATCAACAACGGTGACGCCCCGCGGGACAGCGAGGACATTCCCGACGGCATCCCGTGGTGACACCAGCACAGCACTCACACACACCCAGAGACCATGAGCCGATGAGCGACACACTTCAAGCCGCACGCTACTACCGCTCGTGCGGGCTGAGCATCATTCCCGTGAAGGCCGACGGGAGCAAGTCCCCCGCCTTCACGGGCTGGCGGAAGCACTCCAACACCCTGCCCACCGACGACGAGGTGAGCGGGTGGTTCACGTCAGCCGATGTGGTCGGCGTCGGCATCGTGCCAGGCCCGGCGTCCGGTCATCTGGTAGTTCTCGACTTCGAGTTCGTGGGCGAGTCGGCGTACTTCGAGTGGTATCAGCGGCTCCCGGACGACTTGCGGGATTTTGTGGACACCCTGCCGGCGGCCGTCACACCGTCCGGCGGTCGGCACGTCTACGTCCGGCTGCCGGACTCGCAACCAGGAACCAAGCTGGCCCGGTATGCGAAGGGCAAGACCAAGATCGAAGTTCGTGGCGAAGGGCATCAGGTGCTCGCCCCTG